GATTTTTTAGACTAGTGTACCCAAGTTACAATATTTCAAAGGGCAATAGGTACAATAGGTAACCTATGTAAAGGGGTAGAAAAGGGGTGGAAGGATGTTGAACTAGATACAATAATTGTACCTTAAGTTTATTAATTATTTATAAATTAACTTTGAAGTAGTTAACTACTTTTAACTATTGTACATCTACTAGTGCTTTAGACTGCTACTAAATTTAAATCTTGTCAAGCTTTTCTTAATTAGCCTTCTTGTGTTATTTTATAGTGAAGTATTCAAAAATTGTGTATTTATGTCTGAAATTACCCAATACATCCCTTCTAACAAGAAACAACGAACATACACTGAGAAACAGCAAAGTTTCTTAGATAATTTAGTTAGTGCAGGAGGAGATGCGAAAGTAGCTGCTGAACTAGCAGGATACGCAGATAATGTGTATCCACAGGTTGTACGCACGTTAAAAGAGGAGATTATTGAATTAGCTTCTGAGATACTTGCACAATCGGCTCCTAAAGCCGCTATGAAGCTCGTAGAGGTCATGGAGTCTGAAACTGCTATCCCGCAGTCAAATGTTAAGGTACAGGCCGCACAGACGATCCTAGACAGAATAGGGCTAGGTAAGATGGATAGGGTAGATGTTAATCATAATATCGAAAATAATACAGGTGCGTTGTTTATACTTCCTGCAAAGAAACCATCTACAATAGAGGCTGAGTATGAGATTCCCCAAGACGAAACCTAAAGGTAAAGGAATTGTACCCTTTGGTTATGTTTACAATGAAGAATCTAAATTACTTGAAGCAATACCAAATTACCTAGAAACCCTAGAAGAAGCCTTACAGCTATTTGAAAATGAAAAACTAGGCTCATTACGTGAATCAATAGATTATATTAAGTCTAAGATTCCTGAAGCTAAGATATCCCACCAGACTTTTTCTAACTACGTTAAACGAGATAAGAAACCTCGTAGGCAGTACACTTACCATTCTAAAGTAAAACATGCTAAAGACGTTAAACGTAAAATAGCGACACAACGTAAAAAAGTTAAAAGCATTGAAAGAAAGCTAAACAGCACTAAAACCCGACTAAAGGAAAAAGAACAGGTATTTAGTAAGCTTAGTGAAGAACCTAATAAAAAAACAATTGCTGGTAAAATTGTTGATATTGCTCCTATTCCTGAAAAATACAAAAAAGATATTGAGCAAGCTGTTGTATTTTCACCTAATGAAGGCCCACAAGAAGAATTTCTAGCTGCTTCAGAAACAGACGTATTGTACGGTGGTGCTGCAGGAGGAGGAAAATCCTACGCTATGTTAGTCGATCCTCTAAGATACGCACACAGAGCGGCTCACAGAGGATTAATCATTCGACGTTCTATGCCTGAACTAAGGGAATTGATTGATAAAAGCAGGGAACTCTATCCTAAAGCCTTTCCCGGCTGTAAGTACAGAGAAGTAGAGAAAATGTGGAATTTTCCCTCTGGGGCCAAAATAGAGTTTGGCTTTCTTGAAAGGGATGCAGATGTCTATCGTTATCAGGGTCAAGCCTATAGCTGGATAGGGTTTGATGAAATTACTCACCTACCAACAGAATTCAGTTGGAACTACCTTGCCTCACGATTAAGAACAACAGATTCTACAATTGTGCCTTACATGCGCTGTACTGCTAACCCCGGAGGTGTAGGCGCACATTGGGTTAAGAAAAGATATATAGATCCTGCTGAAGATAATCAAAGTTTTGAAGGTGCAGATGGTTTAACTCGTAAGTTTATACCTGCTCGATTAGATGATAATCCTTACTTAGCAACTGATGGTAGATACGAGAAAATGCTAATGGCATTGCCTCCTACACAGCGTAAACAGTTGCTTGAAGGCAATTGGGATGTTAACGAAGGAGCTGCTTTCACTGAGTTTAATCTTGAAACCCATGTCATTCCTCCATTTGAAATCCCTTTCAATTGGGAACGAGTAAAGGGGATTGACTATGGTTATGCCAGTGAATCTGCCTGTATCTGGGCGACTCTTGATCCTAGTGATGGAACGCTTATTGTTTACAGGGAACTTTATAAGAAAGGGTTAACAGGTGAAGATTTAGGTTATGCTATTACAGAAATGGAATTACAAGATCCTTTTTCAGTCCCCGGAGTCCTTGATACTGCTGCTTGGAATAGAACAGGTACTACTGGCCCTACAGTAGGAGAAACTATTGTTAGGCAGGGACATAAGCTACGAAGGTCAGATAAAAATAGAATTCAAGGAAAAATACAAATACATGAGTATTTAAGGCTACAGGCTAGTGGTAGACCTAAATTACAGATATTTAATACTTGTCCTAATCTTATTCGTGAGCTTCAAGGTATACCCCTTGATAAGTCAAATCCTGAAGATGTAGATACAAAAGCACAAGATCATGCTTATGACGCTCTAAGGTATTTAATCATGTCCAGACCCAGAGTAAGTGATCCTTTGTCACAATTGAGGGATTTAAGGCGGGAACAGGTTTATACTCCTGCTGACAGCATTTTTGGTTACTAGTTGTAAATTTTACAAAGTTGTCTAATATACAAGAACTAATACTAGCTATACATACAGTTACGATTAATTTTACACCCTTAGATAGTGTATTTGGATATTAATCAGGTACGAAAAGATAATTAACGGAGAAATAAATAATGGCAAACCCAGTTTATAACATAAGAGATACAGGAAGAAATTCTGCAAGGACAACTGATGTTCGTGAGATTGCAGACAATCTTGTGACCTCTTGGACTTCTGTAACTACAGGGACGATTGCTGTAACAGATGATACAAATACTGACGCAAGTTTTACTCAACCTGCTGACACAATAATTCGTAGTCTTATTGCTATTCCTGCAGGAAACATTGTTACAGGTGGTAGCAGTGGTAACGATGTAGACTTTAGTCTAGGTACTTCTTCAGGTGGCACTCAACTTATTGCAACAGAAGCTATCCTTGACGATGGTGGTTCTGCAGTAACTTGGACTGCTAATGCACCGCTTTACATTATTCAGGATTCACATGGACACGCAGCCAATGCTTTTGTTGGTACTGGTGTAACTGCTGGTGTTGTCGGTGGCCCTGCAACAAGTGAAGCAATTGTAATTGCAGCAACTTTGTATACTGCTTCAGCAAGAACTTTGTATACTCGTTTGACTCCAATAGGGGCTGACTTGGCTACTGCAGCAACAACAGTAACTTATCTTGTTGAATTTTTGCATCTTGGCGCAACACCTGATCAATAGAGATTAGTTCATGGCTGAAGAAAATAACTTAACAGCAAACGGTCTTTATTTTGAGCAAGTAGATAATGAGCAAGGGCTTGAGCTTTCGCTTGAAGAAAATCTACAGCAAAATCTTGTAGCGTTATTGACTGATAGGTACGTTAAATCTACTGCTGCTAGAAATAGTGATGAGCAAAGATGGATTACTTCGTATCAAAATTATCGTGGTCTATACAATAAAGATGTCAGATTTAGAGAGTCTGAAAAATCAAGAGTCTTTGTTAAAGTAACCAAGACAAAAGTTCTTGCAGCTTTTGGTCAGCTTGTTGATGTTATTTTCGGAGCTAATAAATTCCCTATTGGTATCTCAGCAACAAAGATGCCTGAAGGTGTTGCTAAACATGCTCACCTTGATAACGATACGCCTATACCGGGAATAGAAACTTCTGTACCTAATGAAAGTTTAGAAACTCCTGAAGAAAATCCTTTTGATGTAGGGTTTGAAGGAGATGGCAAAGTTTTAAAGCCGGGAGCAACTTTTGATACTGGTAAGTTTGATGTTGTTCCTATTGATAAAGCTTTAGAAGATGAGCTTATTGATGGCCCTTCCTTAGATCCTACAGCTTTTAGAGTTTCCCCAGCAGAAGAATCTTCAAGACGCATGGAAAAATTAATCCATGATCAAATTGAAGAATCTAGTGGTTCAAGTGAAATAAGAAATTCTTTATTTGAATCTGCGTTATTTGGTACAGGTATTGTTAAAGGCCCATTTAATTTTAATAAACTACTAAATAAATGGGAACAAGATGAAGAAGGAAACAGGGTATACACTCCTGTTAATGTTAGAGTTCCCAGACTAGAGTTTGTTTCTATTTGGGATTTCTTTCCTGATCCTAACGCTACAAACATTAACGAATGTGAGTATGTTTTTCATCGTCATAAGATGAATAGGACTAAATTGCGTTCTTTAGCTAGTATGCCTTACTTTAATAAAGACGCAATTAGAGAAGCTTTAGCTATTGGCCCTAATTATGAAGAACAAGATTATGAAACTTCATTAAAAGATGATTCAAAATCTGAAACTTATGGTTCAGGGCAATTTGAAGTTATTGAGTATTGGGGTGTCATGGATGCCGAATATGCTCGACAAGTAGGGATGGAATTAGACGAAAGCGTTGATGATCTTGATGAAGTACAGATTAATGCGTGGATGTGTAATGGTAAGTTATTACGTTCTGTAGTAAATCCATTTACTCCTTTTAGAATTCCTTATCACTCATTTCCTTACGAAAGAAATCCTTACAGTTTCTTTGGTATTGGTGTAGCTGAGAACATGGACGATTCTCAAAAGATAATGAATGGTCATGCAAGAATGGCAATTGATAATCTTTCACTTTCAGGATCTCTTGTTTTTGATGTAGATGAGACAGCTCTTGTTGGTGGTCAGAACATGGAAATTTATCCCGGTAAGATATTTAGAAGGCAGGGAGGTGTTCCCGGTACAGCTATTAATGGCTTAAAGTTTCCTAACACATCTCAAGAAAACATGATGATGTTTGATAAGTTTAGACAGCTTGCAGATGAGCAAACTGGTATTCCTAGTTACTCTCATGGACAAACTGGTGTACAAAGTATGACTCGTACAGCATCAGGGATGTCAATGTTATTAGGTGCAGCAAGTCTTAACATTAAAACTGTAATTAAAAATCTTGATGACTTTCTTTTAAAGCCTTTAGGCGAAGCTTACTTCCAATGGAATATGCAATTTCTTGATGCTTCTTTGGATGTTCAGGGAGATCTTGAAGTTAAAGCAACAGGAACAAGTAGTTTAATGCAAAAAGAAGTAAGAAGTCAGCGATTGACTACTTTCTTACAAACTATACAAAATCCTGCTGTAGCTCCTTTCATCAAGGTCAATAAATTAATTAGTGAGTTGGCAGTTAGTCTTGAATTAGATCCTGATGAATTAATGAATGATCCTGAAGAAGCCGCACTCATGGCAAGAATAATAGGAATGCAGAATGCTGGACAAGCAACTGGCGCGGAAGCTGGCCCCAATAACCAACAACCCGGAGCTATGGGAACCCCTGAAGGAGTACCTCCAGAGGCTCAAGGACTTGGAGTTACAGGTACTGGTGGGGGCAACATCGGAACTGGAAATGTACCGCAGTCAGGGGAAAGCGAATTTGCTGGTACGCCTAGAGCAGTTGAAGGATAGCGTTAACGAAGCTACGCAAAGGAAAGAATAATGAAAAGTTTATTAAAGCCCGCTATTAGTGCAGTAGACGAAGGTCTTACAGCTGCAAAAAAAACAGCTGCTGAAGTTGCAGATACTGCAAGGGAGTTATTTAGAAGTTTAGTTCCTGACAAGCCTTCAATTTCTGAAGAAGCTTTATCTATACATAACGCAGTAGAAAGTGGTGTTAGTCAAGGTCTTTCAAAAAAAGAAGTTTATGACGAAATAGGACAAGTAACAGGGCTTACAAATACAGAAATAAATGCTAATGAAAAAATATTTTCTAGATTAAGTGGTGGCGGAGCTTCCGATAATATTATTGATGAAGTTCGTTTAGTTACTAGAGCTTTAACAACAAAGCCTACTGGTTTGCAGCAAGCTGCTTCAGAAATTGCTGGAGGTAAAGGAACTAAGTCAACAAGAATAGCAAGAGAAAAAGCAGGTAAAGCTGCAATAGGTGCTGGTGTACTAGGCTATGGTTTAGGCGAAATTGATTTTAAAGATTTATATCAAGATTTAGTAGGAGAAGCACCTACTAAAAAAGAAGCATCAGCATTTGAAAAAGCTTTTAGTAAAGCACATAACGCTGGTAAAGAAACTTTTATATTTCAAGGTGGTGAATACAGTACTGAAGTTAAAAAAGGTAAATCTAAAGGTGGCTCTCTTTTAACAAGAGATAATTATGAAGAAGGTTCTGAAGTTAAAGAGTTAAGTAATGCAGAACAAATAATACTCCTTCAAGATAAAGGTAAAGCAGCTTTAGACAATGCTGAGACACCGGAGGAGCGTAATCTTATTTCTTCTAATTTAGAAAAAGTTCTTCGCAATTTTACTGACTCTGATATTTTTGAAGCTGCTAAATTAAGAGCAGAATTGGCAGGTCAAGATACTAATGAAGAATTATCTCCAAGATATATGGGTGGACGTATGAACAAAGATGAAGGCTCATTAATGACTGCTCCTGAAAGAGAAGGTTATAGTGCTGCAGGAAAAGTTGTAGATATCGGAGTAAAAGCAGGAGAAGGACTAAAGAAAATTATTGATGAGGCAGCAGAGTTTATAAATTATATAGGGGAAAGAGCTTCTACAGAAGGACTACCTTCAGATGTTTTAGCTGAAATTTCTGAGCGAGGGAAAAAGGTTGAAAAATTATTAACTAAGGAATTTAATTTTGAACCTGCAGATTTTGAAGACATAGCAACTAAGCATGATAATGTTCTTGATTATTACAATGATTTAAATGAAGTTGTGCATACAGAAGCTTCTCTCGCATTAATGAAGAAGGAAGCGGATGCTGATTTAGTTAATTTGAAACCTAGTGAACGAGTTTCACTTGGGCGCTTTGGTGATCACGACAGAGTGCACAAAGATGAAGGCTCCTTACTGGTTCCACCAGAGATGGAAGGGGATATGCCTGTAGATACTTATCCAAATATTCCACCAGAAGAAATGGCAGAAGCTGAAGCATCACAATTACCTGATGCAACAATGGAAGATCAATACATGGATTTTGTTCTTAGTGAATCCTTAGATGATGAAGAACAAAGTTATTTAATGAATGCTTTAGAAACAGATGAAAAGCTAAGTCAGATTTTTGACAAAGTAATTACAACTGCTTCTGAGTTTACGGGGTCTGGAGAAGTTGACGGCCCCGGAACAGGTGTATCAGACTCAATACCTGCACGATTGTCAGATGGAGAGTTTGTATTCACCAAGAAAGCCACAGATCAGATGGGTTCAGATAATCTTCAAGCAATGATGGATGATGCTGAACGCGCCTACGATGGTGGTGAAATAAGAGAACCGGCCCAAGAAGGAGGCTTGCTTCTTTATAAGGGTAAGGATGAAGATCCTTTAGCTTATGAAAAGATAGCTCAAGATGAGATCAAGAAGAATATGCTTAGATCAAATCGCGCCCCTAGCTTGAATCCCGGTTAAATTTAATAAGGCTACCTTGTATAAGACAAGCCCTAATTCTCTAGACGTTTAGAATTGGCAGACCTTGCAAGAAAACAAGCCCCTTAGAAAAGGAATAGAGTAATGTCTGAAACAGAGATGATAGAAGAAGAGGAAGCGAATCCTTATAATATGAAAAAAGATTGGCATAAGGCTGACGGTAAACGTATGCCTCAAGCTGATGAATTATATTATGAAGATGAAGATCCTAAACCACAGGCTACCCGACGAAAAAAGTCGGCCCCTGATCAAGATGGTTCTTCTAACAATAACCATAATTATAAAAAAAGATACGATGATCTAAAGCGTCGATATGATCAGAAATTAGGAGAGTTCAAACAGAAAGAGTCTAATTTTCAAACTCAACTGCAAGCTACTCAACCTAAATATGAAGTTCCAAAATCTCAAGAAGAGCTTCAACAATTTAGGCATTCTAATCCTGATCTTTATGACACAGTTGAATCTGTGGCACATAACATTGCCTCTGAACAGCTAAATACTTTGCAACCACGGTTATCTGCTATTGAAGCTAGAGAACAACAACTTGCAATTCGTGAAGCTGAAGAAGCAATGAGGGTTAATCATTCTGACTATGATGAGATTAAAGGGTCAGATGATTTCCATACTTGGGCTTCAGAACAGCCACAACAGATTCAAGATTGGGTATATCATAATCCTGATGATGTTTCTTTAGCATCAAAAGCTATTGATCTTTATAAGCTGGAATCTGGGAAAGGACAAAGCTCTTCAAAAAGACGTTCAAATTCTAGGCAGCAATCTCCACAGTCTGCCGCTGATATGGTTTCTACTAAAACAACCAATGTAGAACCACAGCAAAAAAGGATTTGGACAGAAACTGAAATATCGAAAATGTCCCTTGATCAATTTGATAAACATGAAGCAGATATTCGTTTAGCTATTGACGAGGGGAGAGTTCGTAATATGTAAATTCTTTTCTTAAGGAGAAATAAAAAATGGCTTATAACCAGAGTGACCAGTTTTTTGAGCCGAGTACAGATACCAATGCTAACTTTGGCAACTCTGTATCGGGTCAGAATAACTCGTTTTTCTTGCCAAAGGTCTATTCCAAGCAAGTTCTAAACTTCTTCCGTAAAGCGTCTGTAGCAGAAGCTATAACCAATACGGATTATGCTGGTGAAATTGCTGGATTTGGCGATTCGGTAAGAATAATTAAAGAACCTGAAATTACTGTGTATCAGTATGAGAGGGGCGCAGATGTAACAGCAACTAAACTGACTGACCAAGAAGTCACGTTAATTGTTGATACTGCTAATGCATTTAAGTTTATTGTTGATGACATTGAAACAAATATGTCTCACGTAAACTTTCGTGATACAGCAACATCATCTGCTGCTTATGCTCTTCGTGATGCTTTTGATGAAGGTGTAATTGCTTCTATGTTCTCAGGTGTATCAGCGTCTAGTCCTAATCATGTGTTAGGTTCTGACAGTGCTACTGACCTTGCTTCTGGTACTTTTGATGGTACTGGTAATCTAGACATTGGATTTGACTCTTCAGAGCATGATCCTATTGATGTCTTAGGACATATGGCGCGGCTTCTTGACGAACAGAATGTACCTGAAGAAGGTCGCTGGTTCCTTGCAAGTCCTGACTTCTATGAAGTTTTGGCTTCAAGTTCTTCCAAGCTACTTTCTGTGGACTACAATGCTGGTCAAGGTTCAATACGAAATGGTCTAGTAACTTCTGGTCTATTGCGTGGATTTAATATGTATAAAAGCAATAATATTGCCGATACTTCTAATGCGGCAGGTAAGTGTATTGCAGGACATATTTCATCTACAGCAACAGCTCAGACAATTACGAGTACTGAAGTAATTCGTGATCCTGACAGCTTTGGTGACATTGTACGTGGTCTTCACGTATATGGAACCAAGGTACTTCGTGGTGAAGCATTAGTTTCTGCCTTCTACGGCATCGACTAATTGTAAGTTAAGAGGAGGGGGTTACTTAGGTAGCTCCCTCTTTTTTAAAATAAGGATTATTCAATGCCTCAATTAGGTAGCGACGAAAAACCTTTTATGGTTCATCCTAAAGGAATCGTAAGTAAAGAAAGCCGTTTTAGGAAAGGATTTAATAAAAAGAAATATAGTGAAAACTATGACCGAATTTTTAATTCAAAATCTAAAAAAGATAAGGCTTAGATTATGAAAAAGGTAATGGACAATAGTAGAGCGGCATACAATCAAGGGAGTTATGTTTCTGTTCAAGAGATGGAACGTCACTGTGGTAGTAAAACTGTAAGACCAAATGCTCAAGGTTCTGGTGGGACAAAAGCTGTAGCAATTGCTATTAAGGTATCTGAATAAAATGGCAGCAACATATCTTATCCTAGCTAATGAGCTACTTAGAGAACTGAATGAAGTTGCTTTAACCAGTTCAACTTTCTCTTCAGCAATAGGTATTCAAGCACATATCAAAGATAGTATTAACAGAGCTTATCTTGATATTGTTAATGAAGAACCTCAGTGGCCTTTTTTAGCTACTGCTCTTAGTGGGGCTACTGATCCTATGTATGGCAATGTCTATGTAGAGACAGTTGCAGGAACAAGATGGTATACCTTGAAAAGCAGTAGTTCTAGTTTGACTACTGACTATGGTGCAATTGATTGGGATAATTTTTTATTAACTACTGTAGGTGTATCAGGGGAAACTGCTCCTTATACAGTAAGAAACTTAAGATTCACTACTACAGAAGAATGGAAAGATTATTTTAGAGTTTCTCAAAATAAAGATGATGCAGATACTCAAAATTATGGAGTCCCTTCTAGAGTTATTAAAAGTCCTGATCTTAGAAAGTTTGGGTTAAGTCCTATTCCAGATCAAGTCTATCGTATTTGGTTTTATGCTTATGATCTACCAACAGAATTATCTGCACATGGAGATCAAATAGTTTTCCCTAACATTTACAAACCTGTCCTTTTAGCAAGGGCTAGATATTATATTCATCAGTTTAAAGAGAATCCTCAAGCATCAGCTTTTGCTGCAGAAGATTATAAAAGAGGATTACGTCTAATGAAATTAAACCTAATGGAGTCTACGCCGGGATACTTTAAAGACGATAGGATAAGGTTCGTATAAATGTCTCAGCCTTTTGCTCTTGCATGTCGAGGTGGTTTAAATGTTAACTTGAACCAACTTGAAATTATGGGTCAGCCGGGGTTAGCTACAGAGTTACTTAACTTTGAAGTAGATCCTGATGGTGGCTATAGGCGCATTAATGGATTTACTCAGTTTGGAGGAAGTTCTACAGCTAAACCTAACTCAGCTAACGCTATTCTTGGAATGTTTGTGTATGCAGATGGTTTAATTGTTTGTTCTGGCACAGGTATATTTTTTAGTCAGGATGGCACTAGTTGGTTAACATTAAACAAAGCTAGTGTTGCAGGAGGAGGCGATAATTATTCTACCTTTACGGGACGTTCAACTGCCGCTAGAACAGGTCAGCTACAATGTACTTTTGCATTATTTGAAGGTACGACTGACTACGGTGAAGTTTTAATTTGTGATGGGGCTAATGAGCCTTTCTTTTTTAAAATGACCGGAACAGGTGGTTTATCTTCTAGAACTTTTTTTGCAGGTGAGATTACAGTTAGTAGTACAACAGCTCCTAAAGTGGGGGTTATGCATGAAAATCATTTTGTTGTAGGAGGTGCTTCTACAGCTAAAAATACTATTTATTATAGTTCTAGTGTTGATCCTGATTCATTTAGTGGTTCAGGAGCAGGAAGTATAGTGCTTACAGATGCAGTTGTAGGTCTTGCTAGTTTTCGTAGTGACTTAATTATTTTCTGTAAAAATAGTATTTTTAAATTAGTTAATATTAGTGATAGCGATAACATTGCAGTAGTCCCTATTACAAAAAATGTAGGTTGTTTAGATGGACAAAGTATTCAGGAAATAGGAGGCGATCTTTTATTTTTAAGTCCTGATGGAATTCGTACTATTGCAGGTACAGCAAGAATTGGTGACGTAGAGTTAAGTTCTGTTAGTAGGCAGATTCAAAAAATAACGAGTGTTATTGCTGGGAATATTGATAATTTTATTATTAGTAGTGGTGTATTAAGGAGTAAGTCTCAATACAGACTGTTTTATACAAATGTAAGTCAAAGTTCTTCGCTATCTAAAGGAATTATAGGCACACTCACTCCTAATGGTTTTGCGTGGTCTGAGACTAAAGGAATTCAGGCTAATAGCTTTGCGTCAGGACTAGATAAAGATGGTATAGAACAATTATATCATGGTGATAATGCTGGTTTTATTTACAATCACGACACAGGAAATGTATTCAATCCAGCGGGAAGTGCTTCTAATGTTGAGGCTATTTATTATACGCCTGATTTAGATTTTGGAGATATTGGAACAAGAAAAACAATAAAGTACATAAAAGTTTCTGTGACTCCTGAAGGAACAGTTCAACCTGAATTAGATGTTAAATACGATTTTGAAAGCGCAGATACACCTCAACCCTCTACATATACATTAGATAGTATACCTTTACCTGCTACTTTTGGAACTGCTGAGTTTGCAGATGCTGAATTTGGAGCTGCTGAAAACCCATTAGTTAGGCAAGCAGTAGAAGGAACTGGAAATACTTGTGCATTAAGAATTAAAAGTGATGATCAAAGATCTCCTTATTCAATTAATGGATTTTATATAGATTATATGCCTTCAGGTAGGAAGTAGATAAATGGCTTATTCATATACAAGACAAAGTACAATCTCTGATGGAGATACGATTACAGCAGCATTATTTAATAATGAATATAACGAGTTATTAAATTCTTTTGCTTATTCGTCTTCAGATGCTGCTGTTACAGGACACAGGCATGATGGTTCTGCTGCCCAAGGTGGTAGTATTTTTAGAATTGGTGATCTTGATTTTTTAAATAAAATTGAAGCCGACAGTACTAACAATAGATGGGGATTTTATGTACAAGTCTCTAGCAGTGCTGTTGAACAAATAAGAGTACAAGATGGAGCAATAGTTCCAGTTACTGATAATGATATTGATCTAGGTACTAGTTCATTAGAGTTTAAAGATGCTTACTTTGATGGGACAGTAACATCAGATGCCTTTGCAGGGCCACTAACTGGTGATGTTACTGGTAATGTTTCAGGCACTGCTGCCACAGTAACTACTGCTGCACAATCTAATATCACTTCTTTAGGGACGCTTACAACTTTAACTGTTGATAATGTCATTATTAACGGTACGACTATTGGTCACACAAGTGATACTGACTTATTAACATTAACAAGTGGTGTATTAACTGTTGCTGGAGAAGTTGATGCAACAAGTTTAGATATTTCTGGTAATGTAGATATAGATGGTACAACTAATTTAGATGCTGTAGATATTGATGGTGTAGTACAAATAGATGGCGCAACTACATTTGGTGTAGATGATACGGGTGTAGATGTTAAATTCTTTGGAGATACAGCAAGTGCTTACCTCCTTTGGGATACAAGCGCAGACAAACTATTAACGGCTGGTGGGGCAGTCATTGATATTGTTAAAGATAAATTACTGATTGGTGGTACGGCTGTAACAACTACAGCAGCCGAATTGAATGTATTAGATGCGGTAACAGCAGGAACAGTAACAGCTAGTTTAGGTGTTGTTGTTGATTCTAATAAAGATATTGGGACATTTAGAAATATTACTTTATCAGGTGAACTTGATGCAGGTTCATTAGATGTAAGTGGTAACGCAGATATAGATGGGACATTAGAAGCTGACGCAATTACAGTAGATGGTACAGCTTTAGATGAATACATAGCTGACACAGTTGGAGCTATGGTAGGTTCAAATACTGAATCTGGTATTACAGTAGCTTATCAAGATGGTGATAATACTTTAGATTTTACTGTAGGAACTCTTAATCAAGATACTACAGGAACAGCAGCAATTGCTACAACGGTAACAATTACTGATAATGAAAATACAAATGAAAATAATGCGCTTATTTTTACATCTGGTGGAGATTTAGATGGAGGTAATCTAGGTTTAGAATCTGATGGGGATCTTCATTACAATCCAAGTACAGGCTTATTAACAGCAACTTCTTTTGCAGGAGCCTTAACAGGTAATGTCACGGGTAACGCATCAGGTACTGCTGCTACAGTTACAGGTGCTGCTCAATCCAATATAACTTCTTTAGGTACACT